GACAAGAAGCAAGGCTCTGAGGGTGTCGTTGATGTAGGTGACTGGGGTGATACTAACTGGGCATGTCTCAAAGCCTACAACGATCTTCTTGAGCATGGTGTAGCCCCAGAGCAGGCCCGTATGGTACTGCCACAGTCTACTATGACTGAGTGGTACTGGTCAGGTAGTCTTGATGCCTTCGCTGATATGTGCAACCTTAGATGCAAGCCTGACACACAAGCAGAGACACGAGAGGTAGCACGACAGATTGACCACAAGATGATTGAGCTATTCCCTGTGTCATGGGATGCACTAACGGAGGATGAAGATGGCTAAACTGTATGATCTAGAGCCAATGATATTGGACTGTTGGCGTGTATGTAATGACCTTGAGGTGGTGTTCAAGCAGATAGGTGATGGTGAACGTGAGCCTACGCACGATGAGATGATGAACACCTTGATGGGTATGCAGCAGCTATACGAGTGGAAGTTTGAGCAGCTGTTCTTCAAGTATGAGGAGATACTCCGTGACAGACAATGAGTGGCCTATGGAGGCAGACTTTAGCGACATCAGACCTATGACACCAGAGGAACGTAAGGCATCTAAAGATCGTGACGAAAAGAATAAGTGGCGCAAGTGTGTTAGTTGTGGTAATGCAAGTAAGGACACGTGGTGTGGGTTCTGTCTGGAGGAAGAGTAATGATAAACAGTGAATGGAGACGCTTGATGAAAGAGCATGAAGACTTTGAGGAGACGGTAATGGCAGAGCATACACCAGACAACGTGAACAACCCACCGCACTACGGTAAGGGTAAGATAGAATGTATTGACTACATCGAAGACTTCCTAACCAAAGAGGAATACATTGGCTACCTACGGGGTAACATAGCTAAGTATCTACACCGCTGGCGTTACAAGAACAAGCAAGAAGACTTGCTAAAATCGCAGTGGTATTTAGAACGTTTAATTCACCTACAAGGTAAGGAGTAACTGTAGTATGAACACACCGACACAAAGCATAGAGATCAAGTTGTACAACGCAATGCTTGAGAACAACCTTTCAGTAAACGAGGCAGTTGAGGCAATGAAAAGATACGCAAATGATAAAGAGTTTGAAGAGGCTCTTGACAGAGTATATAAGAATGATACATACATAACGGATGAATGGGACGTTTGGTCCTAGTACGAGGAGAATACATGAGACACCTAACACTTGACGTAGAAAACACAACGGTCAAACGCAATGGCAAGTTACACCTTGATCCGTTTGAGCCAGAGAATACGTTGGTGATGGTAGGTATGTTAGAGGACAACGGTGTCGAAACCATTGTCACGTTTGATCATGCAGACCATGCACCTACCCCCAATGGTCACCGCATTGTACAAGACGCACTGGACAACACGTCCTTGCTCATAGCACACAACGCACCACACGATCTTCTGTGGTTGTGGGAGTCTGGCTTTACCTATGATGGTAACGTATATGACACTATGCTAGGTGAGTACGTACTACAACGAGGGCAGAAGCAACCGCTATCCCTTGAGGCTTGTGCAGAGCGTTACGAACTTGCAACAAAGAAACAAGACACACTAAAGGAGTACTTCAAGAATGGATATTCCACACGTGATATACCTCACGATGAACTGTCGGAGTATTTGTCACACGATCTACATGCAACTCAACAGTTGTATACTACTTTGCAGACGAAGTACGAGGAATGCACTTCACTAGTGCCAACCATAGAGTTGACCAATCAATTAGCTATACACCTTGCACGTATCTATCAACGTGGTTTCAAGGTAGACTTGACTGCACTTCACAAAGTTCGACAGGAGTTTGAGAGTGAACGCAACATACTAAGGATTGCACTTGAGGAACAGGCTGCAGACCTTATGGGTGACAGACCTATCAACCTCAACAGTCCAGAGCAATTGTCTTGGGTAATCTACAGCCGTAAGCCAGATGACAAAAAGGTTTGGGCAGACTTGTTCGATGAACGCATGTCAGACTCTGAGTATCGAAGCACTGTAAGCAGATACAGTAAGAAGTTGTACAAGCAGAAAGCTAATCAGTGTAGTACCTGCAATGGTAGTGGTCAGACATGGAAACAGAAGAAGGACGGTACACGATATGCCAAGCCAAATAAATGCACATCATGTAACGCTTCAGGCTATACGTTTACTGATCACCGCAGTCATGTTGCAGGTCTGAAGTTCAACCCACCAAATGCTAAGTGGGTAAGTGCTAATGGCTTTGGTACTGGTAAAGACAACCTAATATTCTTGGAGGGTATTGCACGATCACGTGGTATGAAAGAGGCTGAGACATTCCTACGTAATGTTCGTAGACTGTCGGCAGTTGAGACTTACCTAAGTAGTTTTGTAGAGGGTATAGCTACTCACATGAAACCAGATGGCTTGTTGCATGTACGTTTACTACAACACCGTACAGGTACAGGCAGACTGTCAGGTGCAGACCCTAACATGCAGAACATGCCACGTGGTGGTACGTTCCCTGTGAAGAAAGTGTTTGTGTCACGATGGGAAGGTGGCAAAATCATGGAGGCCGACTTTGCACAGTTAGAGTTTCGTGTGGCTGCGTTCCTATCACAGGACAAGACTGCCATTGACGAGGTAGTCACAGGATTTGACGTACACAGTTACACTGCACAGGTTATTACAGATGCAGGTCAACCTATGTCACGTCAAGAGGCCAAGGCACATACATTCGCTCCGTTGTATGGCGCTAGTGGTTTTGGTAGGTCAGAGGCAGAGGCTGCATACTACAAGCAGTTCACTACTAAGTACTCCGGTGTAGCCGATTGGCACAAGCGTCTTGCAACAGAGGCACTCAACACTGGAACGATAACTACACCATCCGGTAGGGAGTTTTCCTTTCCAGATGTAACACGAAGACGGTATGGGGGTGTGACATATTTCACACAGATTAAAAATTATCCCGTACAATCTTTCGCAACCGCTGACATAGTACCTATATCTCTGATATACATTGATAAGCTATTAACAGCAAACAAGCTACGTAGCTGCGTCGTAAACACGGTGCACGACTCAATTGTCATTGACGTACACCCAGATGAAGAGGACATGGTATTACGAGTAATTACAGCAGCTAACGACAAGCTGATTCCTATCGTCAATAGGAAGTGGGGTATAGACTTCAACATACCACTCCTACTTGAGGCTAAGATCGGTCCTAATTGGCTTGACACAAAAGACGTGGCATGATATAACTAACTTTCGTTTATTCAAAAGGAGACTACAAACATGAATGAAGTAGCAACAATCGACACCAACAATTTCTCTGCAATGGCTAAAGCTATGGGCATGGAAGCAGACGCACCTAAGACAAATAGCAAGGCAAGCACACTTGCACGGTTGCGTATTCACCACACACCAATCATGGGTCAACAGGAGATTGGTGGTAAGAAGATGAACGTAGAGGTCATCTCAGGTGGTGCATATAAACTGGAGATACCTGATGGCCCTACGTACTACGCTGAGAGCGTGGCTATCCGTCCCTTCCTACAGCGGTTTATGTACAAGAAGTTCATCAAGGGTAATGAGAACACAGCTAACCGTTACGTCAAGACCGTCATGGCTACCGACCTCAATGGTGACATGAAGGACAACGATGGTGGCTTCAACTGCGGTAAACCTGCAGGGTTTATCAAAGATTGGGCGGCACTACCCGACAACATGAAAGACTTGATCAAGTCAATCAAACGTGTTCGTGCTATCTTTGGTACAGTAGATATGGTAAATGCCACAGATGCAGATGGTAATCCTGTTGACGTAGACACTACCCCATTCATCTGGGAAGTAGACAATCGTGACGCATTCAAGACTATGGGTGATCAGTTCACCAAGCTGTCCAAGATGCGCCGCTTACCACCACAGCATCACATCATGTGCAGCACTACGGAAGTTCCTCTACCAAATGGTAGTAGCTTCTATGTACCTAATGCCGATCTTGACTTGGGTACTACGCTTGACATGGACAATGATTCACAAGAAGTGTTTGGCAATTTCATGGCATGGATTACAAACTACAATACGTACATCCTGAATACATGGGACGAGAACATGCACAAGAACGAAGACGTTGATGTAGATACGGTGGAAGCATTCGTTGACATTAGCGAAGAGGACTTTGCATAATGAATCATCCTGCTGAACTGGCGATCAATCAGTATCTGGAAGATGCTACATCCGGTAAGTCAACAATGTCCGAAGAGACAATTGAACAAGTTGGCAAAGATGTAATGGATGCTATGCGCCGCCAGTTCGGCAGTGGCAAAGGGCGTGATGAGTTTCGTTTACGGATGTCCAACATCGGTAAGCCTACTTGCCAACTCTGGTTCGCTAAGAACGAGCCAGAGAAAGCCCTACCACTGCCGACCACATTCGTAATGAACATGTTACTTGGGGATATTGTTGAGGCTGCATTCAAAGGTATACTCAAGGAAGCTGACATTCCTTACGAGGATGAAGATAACTTCGTTACATTAGAGATAGGGGAACACAAGATCAAAGGAAGCTATGACTTGGTAATGGATGGACGAGTGGATGACGTAAAGTCTGCATCCGATTGGTCATACAGAAACAAGTTTGAATCCTTTGAAACTCTAAAGAAGAGTGATCCATTTGGTTACGTAGGACAGTTAGCTGGGTACGCAAAGGCTGCAGGTAAAAAGGTAGGTGGCTGGTGGGTAGTCAACAAGGCTAATGGTAACATCAAGTACGTACCTGCCGATAGCATGGACTTTGATGCAGAGCTACAGAAGTTGGAAGAAAACATTGACACGGTAAACGCCAATGAGTTCAAGCGATGCTTCAATCCTGTACCTGAAACGTTTAGAGGTAAGCCGTCTGGTAACTTGGTACTGAACGACAATTGCAAGTTCTGTGACTATCGCTTCTCTTGCTATGACATTGAGGAGCTACCATCTAAAGTGTCTCAAGCACGTACTAAACCTATCGTAGCGTACATCAAAGAAGGAACATGATACATGAAGGCATCTCAATTTTCTGCCGCCATGAAGCATGGGTATAGGAGTGGACTTGAGCTTCGCACCAAAGAGTACCTTGTCGAGCACAATATAAAATTTAAATACGAAAAGGTAAAGATAGAGTGGGAAGACCTCATGTACCGCACCTATACACCAGACTTTGTATTGGGTAACGGTATTATAATTGAGACGAAGGGGTTGTTTACAGCTGATGACAGACGTAAACATTTAGCTGTTAAAGAGCAGCACCCTAAACTAGACATACGCTTTGTGTTCACAAGTAGCAAACGTAAATTGAGTAAGGGTGCTAAAACTACCTATGGACAATGGTGTGAAAAGAATGGTATACAATATCACGACAGGATAATTCCAGAAGAGTGGTTGCATGAGAAGGGAAAAGATATGCACCCACAGTTAATCCATTGCCCATATAAAAAAATCAAGAGGAGACAAAGTAAATGAGTGAAGATACAGATCACGTAGTATTCGTAGACTTTGAACCAAACGACTACATCATACGCCTTACACCTTTCTTAGACAATAAGGGTAATTGGACTGGTGAATTGATGGTAGGTAGTACCACTACAGGAGACAACAATCTATCGGATGACGATCACTACAACATGATGCAGCTTACACAGCTTGTTTGCGCTGCCGTTCCTGCCCTAGAGGAAGACAGCTATGTACGTGACCTACTGTTTAGTATTGTTAACAGTTCAATTGAGGAAGACATAAAGGTTGCAGAGACTGCACCAGTTAGTAAAGAAGTCAATGGTAACGTAATCAAGGTAAACTTTTAGCATGTTAGTTAAAATATTCTTAACCGTAGAGATAGACGAAGAGGACTACCCAATGCCCACAGACGGTAATGTAACGGAGGAAGTAAGCAGTGTAATGAACGAGCTTATATTTGACGTAGACGGGTGGAGTATCAAAACAATCAAGACAATATCGGAGTAGTTAAATGAGCAATCAATTACCAACAGACTATCAAGCATTCATCCACAAGTCACGGTACGCCAAGTACTTTGACGGTAAGGGCCGTGAATCTTGGGGTGAAACAGTAGGACGCTACATGGAAAATGTAGTAAGCAAGGCTATGAGTGGTGTAAAGAACAGCCTAACCAAAGAAATTGAGCAGGCTATCCTTGGGCAAGAGATCATGCCATCGATGAGAGCCATGATGACAGCTGGTCCTGCACTAGACCGTGACAACACGGCAGGTTACAACTGTAGTTATCTACCAGTAGATGACCCCAAGTCATTCGATGAAGCAATGTACATCCTTCTCTGTGGCACTGGTGTCGGGTTCAGTGTCGAGCGACAGTTCATCAGCAAGCTTCCAGAAGTGCCTGAGTTGTTCGAGAGTGAGTCTATCGTTGTCGTTAAGGACAGTAAGGAAGGCTGGGCTAAGGGGTTCCGTCAAGTTCTTGCTCTCCTCTGGGCTGGTGAGATTCCTAAGTGGGATATATCACAGGTACGCCCTGCAGGTGCAAGGCTTAAGACGTTTGGTGGTAGGGCATCTGGTCCTGCCCCTCTTGTAGAGTTGTTTAACTTCGCTGTGTCTACATTTAAGGCTGCACAAGGACGTAAGCTATCATCTATGGAGTGTCACGACTTGATGTGCTTCATTGGTCAGATCGTGGTTGTAGGTGGTGTGAGACGTTCAGCTATGATCAGCTTGTCTAACCTTAGTGATGACCGTATGCGTCACGCTAAGTCAGGTCAATGGTGGGAGACAGCACCACACCGTGCGCTAGCTAACAACTCAGTCTCGTACACAGAGAAGCCAGACATGGAAACATTCATGCGTGAATGGTCAGCACTAGTTGAGTCTAAGTCCGGTGAGCGTGGCATCTTCAATCGTGAGGCATCAAAGAAGCAAGCAGCTAAGTTTGGTAGGCGTGATCCTAACTATGAGTTCGGTACAAACCCTTGTTCTGAAATTATTTTACGCCCATATCAGTTTTGCAACCTAACGGAGTGTGTAGTACGTGCTACCGATACAATGCAAGACTTGGAACGTAAAGTAAAACTTGCTACTATCTTAGGTACTATTCAATCTACCATGATTAAGTTCCCCTATCTACGTAAAGTCTGGCAAAACAACACAGCAGAGGAGCGGTTGCTTGGTGTGTCTATGACAGGCATTATGGATAACCCACTAATGACATCATCTAACAACGGATTGGATAAGACTCTTGAACATTTACGATCCATTGCTGTGGCTACTAATGCTGAGTGGGCTGAACTTCTTGGCATCCCTGCTAGTGCTGCTATCAGCTGCGTTAAACCTTCGGGTACGGTATCACAACTGGTTGATTCTGCTAGTGGAATTCATGCTCGTCACAGCCCCTATTATATTCGTACTGTCCGTGGCGATAACAAAGACCCTCTGACACAGTTCATGATTGACCAAGGTATTCCTAAC